TGCATGGAAGACCGGGTCATGCTGACGGACAGCCGCGGGCAGCACAAAGACAACCGCAGCCGCAAAAGACTTGCCGCCGCCGACATCGAAGCCTTAGAGGTGGAAACCGTGGAGATACCTGTAACACGCCAGGGCGACGCGGTGGAAAGTGTGAAAGTAAACGATTATTCAATTTTTTAAGACGTAAAAGGACATGACAACAGAACAGAAACAACAGATTGCCGACCAGCTCCGCGCCTACTGCGGGCAAAAGGGGAGCCAGAACAAAGCCGCCAACAGCCTTAACGGGGTGAGCAGCGCGACAGTCAGCAAAGTGCTTTCGGGACAGTGGGACACCATAGCCGACGACATGTGGCGGAGCATAGCCGCCCAGACAGGGACAGCCGAAGCCAACGGGTGGCAGGTGGTGAAGACCCGCGCCTACGATGTAATGACATTCACGCTTGCCAGCGTGCAGGCCGACTCCCTGACCGCCGCAGTTATCGGCGGAGCCGGGAGCGGCAAGACCGAAGCCATAAAGAACTACACCGCAGCCGGACGCAATGTCTATCACATGGTCTGCTCCGAGTATTGGAACCGGCGCACATTCATGGCGAAACTGTTGCAGAACATGGGCGCGACGGTAGCGGGCACCACGGTAAGCGACATGATGGACAATATCGTGGACACGTTGAAGCGCAAGGACTCGCCGCTGATAGTTCTGGACGAGGCCGACAAACTGAGCGACCAGGTGCTTTATTTTTTCATAAGCCTGTATAATCAGCTCGAGGACCAGTGCGGCATAATCCTGACCGCGACCAGCAACCTGAAAGCGCGGATTGAAAAGGGGCTGCGCCTGAACCGCAAAGGGTATGCGGAAATTTACAGCCGCATAGGGCGCAAATTCGTGGAACTGCCGCTGCCGGACAGTGAGGACATAGCGCGTGTATGCGTTTCCAACGGCGTGCGCGATACCAAGGCAATAAATAAGATCGTGGACGAGGCAGACGGCGACCTGAGGCGCGTAAAACGTAGTGTGTGGGCCATGCTGAAAGGAGGCACAAAATGAGGCTTGAAAAGACAATAAACATAATGGCTGATTATGTGCCTGAGCTGCTCAATGATTGGTTGCGTGGAAATCTGCCGGTTGACATAAGTGTATTACCCGGGCGCTGGAAAGGATTCAGAGTGGTCAAGGTAACATTTGAGGCGCATGACCTTGATGATTTAAGAGCAAAAATCAAGGCATTTAACGCGATGATAGAGGCAAAAGGCTACGGCCCTGAAGCCAAACAAAAATAAAAGGCAATGAGCAGGGCGATAAGTAACAAAAACGTGCTGGCGGCGCAATTCGAGACCGCAGACTTCGATGGGCCGTTCCTGGCGAGCTTCGGCCGCCCGGAGCTCCGCGGGGTGTGGCTTATCTGGGGCGACAGCGGCAGCGGCAAAACGACTTTCACGCTCCAGCTCTGCAAGTATCTGGCCGGCTTCCGTCGCGTGGCTTACGACAGTCTGGAACAAGGTCTGAGCCTATCGCTTCAAAAGGCATGGGAGCGCGTGGGCATGGCGGAAGCCGGCAGCAATATAATCCTGCTGAACAAAGAGGACTTGCCGGAACTGTGCGCCCGACTGCGGAAGCGCAAAAGTCCTGAAATAATCGTGATCGACAGCCTGCAATATCTGGACAAATTCTACATGAAGCAATTCAAGGATCTAAAAGCTGAATTTCCTGACAAACTGTTCGTGTTCATAAGCCAGGCCGACAAGGCAGGCAAGGATCCGGACGGGCACATAGCGAAAAAGATACGCTATGACGCGGACATCAAAATCAAGGTCGAGGGCTTCAAGGCATTTGTAACAACGCGCTACGAGGACCGGGACAAAGGCGAGGGCGGCGCGGACTTCATAATCTGGGAGCAGGGCGCAAACGACTACTGGGCCGAACAAATCAAATAATTACGACTATGGCAAAAGAAAACAAGACAATGGACGAAATACACCGCGGACTGCTGAAAAAATATCATACCCTTTGCACAGTTCTGGGGCTTGATGATGAAGCGAAGCGTGCGATCCTGACAAGCTGGGGCGTTGAGAGCAGCCGCGACCTGACGCAGCACCAGCTCATAGACATCTGCGGAAAGCTGAGCGCCCAGGTGGACGAGAAGCAGGGCACGGCACGACTTGACAAACTGCGCAAGCAGGTAATTGCGGCAATCGGCGGCTGGCTCCGGGAAACCGGGCAGCAGTCGAACATATCAATCATTAAGGGCATAGCCATGCGCGCCAGCGGTTACGCCGATTTTAACAAGATACCGAGGGAGCGGCTGCGCAACCTCATAGCGACATTTAACAACAAAGTCAAGGACGCCCGGGCGGTTGACGCTCTGACCGACGCGATGCTGATGCAACATTATTCGGCAGGCGGCGAAATTGACCCCACGCTAAACTAACGAGCCGATGAAAAAGGACAAAAAAGTGTGCTGCATCTGCGGCAAAGAATTTACAGAGTATGGAAACGACCCATACCCTGTAAAAGAGGACGGCGAGTGCTGCCGGTCATGCAATTGGGGCGTAGTTATTCCCAAACGAATAGAACTAAGCACAATAAATCAAGACCCACGAAATTATGACCCACGAACTGGAAAAAATTAAAGCCTACATACTGGAGCAGACGGAGGGCATGGCAGAGAACGCCAAAATCGAGCTGCTGGACGCCCTGGCATGGTGGGCGAGCGAGGAAGCCGGGAGCCTCAATTTCGAGAGCCCGGACGCAGAAGATTATGAATAACGCTGAGCCGGTGTAAAAGGACATGCACCGAAACAGTTAAACACAATTTAATAACCACTTAAAACCCATTTAACAATGAGTGAACAAGTAACAATGTCAGCCGCAGAACGCGCCGAATGGGAAGCGTTCAAGGCTGAAAAAGCGAAAAAGGAAGCTGCGGAGCAACGCAAGCAGCAGCGCGAGACCTACGCGCAAATGGTCGATGATGAACTGGAGCAGGCAATCCCGGAACTGCTGAATCTGAGCGGCGACATCAAAGCCGTTAAGGATACGGTCTTCGGCAACTTCGCGGCCATTATCGACATGAAAGCCGAGTTATTCGGCACCAAGGACGGCGGCCAATACAGCCACACGTTTACGAACAGCAACAGCACCCTGCGTCTCACTCTGGGAGTCAATACCGTGGACGGCTACCGCGACACAGTGGAGGACGGCATCGCAATGGTACGCGGCTATATCGAGAGCCTGGCGACCGACGACAAGAGCAAGGCGCTTGTGTCGGCAGTTCTGCGCCTGCTGAGCCGGGACGGTCAGGGGAACCTCAAGGCAAGCCGCGTTCTCCAGCTGCGTAAAATGGCAGAGGAAAGCCAGGACGATCAATTCCTGGAGGGCGTGAAGATAATCGAGGAAAGTTACCAGCCGAGCATCACGCGCCGATATATCCGGGCGCAGCGCAAGAACCCCAAGACCGGGGCATGGGTCAACATACCGCTGGGCATTACCGATGTGGACCTGCTGCCGGAGAATGAAGCAGCCCCGGAACCTGATGCGGAAGCAGAGGGAACCGAGGCAGAGGCAGCCGAATAAAAAAAGACCGCGCCAGCGTGCTGCCTGAGCAGCCAAACGCCAGCGCCGAGCCTTGTGTAAAAGGACGGTGCAAAGATACAAATAAATCGGCGAATGGCAAAAAAAAAGAGGCACAAAAGCACATTGGCGCGGGCAGAAAAAGTAAAAGCGCTCACGGCGTTGCACTATGAGGCCGGGAACCAGGCCAAATGTTACAAAGCCGTATGGCGGCACTGGATAGAGCCTGAGTTTGGTATCTGCTACCGCACCTATCTGAACATGCTGGGTCTGCCCCCGGACACGGAAAGCCGCCAAGACACGCAACCATCGTTATTTGATGAACTGTAAAAAAACGCCCCTGACGGACGCAAGAGCCGCCGGGGGTGTTGTTGTATTAGTCAGCCTTAGAAATCGCGACAGAGAGTCCCGAAACAGCCCTGACGGGGCGCCTTGCGGTTAAGTCCTGCACGCCGCAGACATATCGCTCCACATTTTCGACAATTTCCGCGTGATCGTGGTTGGTTGCCGATGTTGTGAGCATGAAGCCGGAGAAATTCTCGCCGCGTAATCCCTGCATAGCGGCGTTAATGGCGTCGAGCAGGTCGAACACCGCCAGGGCTTCATTTATGCGCGGGTCCTTGTGCCCGTGTGTCGGCACGGCACGGGTAACGACATGGAGGCGGACGGCAAGAGAACCCCGGCGCGCGCCCATGTTCTGCTGCTTCCATTCGACCGCCTCAAACTCAACGAACACGGCGGGGAGCGCGAAAGCCTTGCCGCCGTTGAGGGACTGGACCTGATTGTTCCAGAGGTCAACGAAAGCCACGCCGGGAACGGCAGCCACGGCGTCGGCGATAGCCTTAAAAATCTGTTTTCTCATTTTCGTAAAAATTCGGTAAGTGATAAATTGAACTTTTGGAGGTTGCGGTCTATGGCTTCGCGGATGATGCGCTGCGTGTCGGGACCGTCGCCGATGAACTGACGCTGCGGCATTTTAATGACCTTGCCGGTTTTCATAAGAGCCATGCGCTTCCACGCTTCGTCTTTGGTCTGTTTGTACTTGTACCAAAAGAAGCGTTTCATTTTGGCGGTAACGGTTATTTTGCCGCCCTCATTGTGCAGGGTTGTGTAAGGCAGAGCCGATGAGAAGCGCACGCCGTCGCCCGACACCTGCCCCTGGGCGGAGCGGCGCATGGCACTGCTGACCATGAGCAGCGAGCCACGGGGGTAATTGTGGGCGCGAGGCTTCCACTTGTCGGAGAAAAAGCCCTTACGTTCAAAGTTGCGGTCGAACTCGTCGGAGAGGTCCACGCGCATATCTTCGAGAATGTCGGCTTTTAACTGTTTGGGGTCGAGCATTAAATTGGTGTTTAATTATTGTTATATCAGAAAAATGTTGTAAATTTGCGGCAATATGGAAATACCGGCAAAAGTCAGACAGGCGGCGCAGTATCTCGTTGAGATGTACGGCGACCACATAGAGCACCTCGGGCAGTACCAGGGTGCGGAGGCTTTTTATTACCGTTTTCCTGATGATGTAACCGCTGGCTTTCCCCCGGTGTACCTGGTGAAAGGCGACAAACTCCGGGAGGTGGGCGAATTTGAAGCCCTTGAAATAATCGGGTCATTTGTCGAAAATCTCAGCGAAAGCGACATTAAATAGTTTGTTATCCACTCGCATTATACCGCGGCAGCCGTGCATGGTTGCCGCTCCGTTTTTACCGAGCCAGTTCAAATCGTGGCTTTCACGCCCGGACCCTTTGGAATTGTCATGTTGCGGCTCAATATAGCGCAGAGTGCCGTCGGCAAAACGCTGTAAAATGGTGGCATGACCGCCGCCCCCTTTCCAGCCGATAGAGAGCATATAAACGCCGGGATCCTTGCAAATCTCATTGAAAAACTCCACATACCTTTTTTGTGTCATAAGTTTGTATTTTTTACCGGCCATCCAGTCGTTGATGCTGGTATGCTTCGCCGGCGTTCCGTCGAGATTTTGCCACTGTTCCCACAGCTGGTTGCCCCGGCTCAGGTAATCCAGTTTTGTGCCTGGAGTGTTCGACTTCGCCGTTACGTTGAAGCCCATGAGGCGCAGCGCATAGGCGGGCGAACAGGTCTGGCAGTTTATACCATAGCCGCGCTCCTTGCCATAATTGGGGTTAGCGTGCTGCTTGTCGGCGTCGTCCACGCTCATAGGCTTACCTTTTGTAATGCCGAGGGCCTTTTCTATTTCCAGACAGTGCTCCGCAACGGGCTTTTTCTCCGCGTCGGTCAGAGTGTCCGGCAGTTCCGCGATAATTTCAGCGATGCGCTTGTCGCGCTGCTGTTCCTCACTCATTTGCTCAATTACCTGCTTCGCCGCTTCGGGCGCCTTGTAATACGGGTGTTTTGGCGGGAACAGTTGCAGGTCCTTGCCGGGATTGAAACGGAAAATCTGCTGTTTGGCGGCTTCGGTGCAGTTGTTGCCCCGGAGCATGGAGAGCGCCGGGTCGCTCTGGGGATATTTGCCCTTGCGGACCTGTACGGCGGTGCAGCGGCAGTTCCAGCCGTTGGGTGGCAAATAGAGCGACCAGAACGGGTCGGAGGGCGGCAGCGTGGTGCCGTGCAGAATGGCGTGATCCTCACGCACGCGGTCGTCCTGGGCGGTGCGGTATTGGAGGTCGTAACGGTCGCCGTCCTTTTCAATCTGCTGCCAGCGCGAAGCCATAAGCGAGGCACCGACGGCGTGGTTATACTCCGCATAGAGGTAATTGTGGTTATAGCGGTTGTTTACCGTTTCAACATCTTTGCGGAACGTTTCAAAGGGTTTAATATCGCCCTTGTCGGTCAGGAGGGACAATCCCACCTCGCGGAGCGTGTGAAACGCTTTGAAGCCGGAGAAAATAAAAGCGTTGTTTTCGAGCGCATAGCGCACTACTTCGGAGACCTCATGGGGAACGCCGGAGGCAATCGCCGTTTTAAGCTGCTTCACTGTTTCGGCAATGAGGCGGCGCGCTTCGGGAGTTGTGAGCTGCGAGGCATCGAAGCCGCCGGCGTTGTAGACCATGCCGGCAGCGTCAAAAAAGGCCGTGTCGTCAAAATTGGGCTTGTCTGTCGCGTCCGCGAGCTGGAGCAAGTCATTTTCATACAACGAACCCAAAGCGGCGTTAAACGCGAGATATGAGCGCCGGAGCTGCCCCGCCGTGTCAGCCAGCTGCAAGGCGGGGCTCAGTCGAAAAAACGGTCAGGCTGCGTCTTGCTTTCGCGTGGCTTGTCAATGGCGACGCCGTATTTGTCGGTGAAATAGTCGGCGGGAATTTCGTAATACTCCAGGAGCAGGCGTTCAATCTCGCGCTGTTCCGCCGGTGTGTAGCTGGCGGCATTGTTCCAGACAAAGCGTTTGCCCTTGACCGGGAAGCCGTGGGCTGCCATGAGCGGGAGCAGCCGCCCGTTTACAGTATATCCGGCCATAGTTGCGTCGGCTTCGGTGGTGCGCTCAAAAATTTCAAGATGCACCTCGGACTGAGAGAGCGAGGACCCGGAGTCAATAGTCATGGTCTGGTTGAGAATGGCCTTTGACATCTCCGAGTTGCAGCGGTCAATGCGGCGGTCGAACACATTGTAAGCGTCGCCGCGGCTGCTTTCCTTGATCTCAATGTTGGTGCCCTCAGGGAACAGACCCCAGAACGCCGCGCCCATGTTTTCGAGGGCGTGCTCCACCCTGGCGCGCTCGCTTTCGTCCGGGCTGTTGGTGGTGGCTATGCGCATAGGCTGGCCGAAAATCTCGCCGAACATATCCCAGAAAGTGAGCATATTCTTTTTGCTGATGTAAGAGCAGGCGCATTTGAGCAGGAGGCCGAGGTTGCGGGGCTTACCCACTTCCACGCACCAGTTGGCAAAATCGCCCTCGCGGTAAGGAATGCCGCTGCGCCAGTCGTCGCCCGGGTTAATGACCACGCGGCCATATTCCGGGACCACGTGCTTGCGCGGCACCAGTTCCACACAGTCGTAACGCATGACGCCGTCGCCGCGAATGACATCGCCCAGCTGTATGAGCGAGTGCCCCCAGTATGCGGAGTCCAGCACATAGCCCAGGAAATCGGCGAACCATTCCTGTTGCAGCAGTTCCGTGGCGGCGACATCTTCCTTGCCGTTGCTGTCGACGAGGCGGAAATCCTTTTGCAGCACCTTGCCCTTGCGCTGGGCGATACAGCCGGAGAGGTGGGCGTCGAGCTCACAATCGGCGTAAATGTCATAAAGCCTCTGGCGGTTTGGGTTTTCGTAGTCGAGCGCGACCTGGTGGGCGTTTCGCCAGTCGTTAATGTCCTTTTTAGTGAGTGTGTCGGTCTGCTGGAGCAGCTGCGCGGTTATCTTGAGACCCTGTTTGCTGGAAGCCATTCGCGCCAGGGTCATGACTTCGGCGCGCGTGGGACGGTCGAACCAGTCGCGAATGCTTGTGATTATATTGGCCATTATGCGGAGATGTTAAGTTAAACGGATATTGCCGGCACTGTCGAGGCGCAGGACGCCGGGCGCGGCAAGGCGGAGAGCCGGGGCGACCACCTGCACAGTTACGGTCTTATAGAAGCGCGTGCCGCCGGTGGGTATGACATGGATGCGAGCAGTGCCGGGACGGAACGGCAGAATCCTGCCATCCGGCTCCACTCCGGCAGCACCGCCGAAAGCCTGGTAAATGACATTCTGGAGTGCGGAGGGTGGCAGCACGCGGGCACTGATGAAACGCGGCACAGGGTTGCCGAGAGTGAGCTGTGCCGGGCAATCGACGCGGAGGCCGTCGGGCACCGGGGCGGCTGCCAGTTCCGCACGGTCGGCGACCGCTTCGAGGCGTTGGCGGCTCTGTTCCGTGAGCTCACGCTGGGTGTTAGTCTCAATGGCCGCGTCGGTGGCGGACTTCGCGGCAATGTCGGCGGCAGCCTTAGACTTGTCGGCGGCAGCCGTGGCGGTGTTGCAATTCCTGACGGCAGCATCCGAAGTCTCCGCAAGGGTCTGCGCCTGTTCGCGCAGTTTCTTTGTGGCGTCGACCACCTGTTTGGCGGCAGCTTCGGCGACTTTTGCCGCGTTGGTAGCCGGTTGCTTCAGGATCTCAATCTGTGCGGCTGTAAAGTCTTCCCATGTGAACGCGTCGCCCTTGTCGCCTTTGAGGGCGGCAAGCTGCTCCGGCGTAAAGTCGTCGTAAGTGAACGGAAGCCCGCGGGTGTATGCAGCCAGCATGTCGGACTCAATCACGCCGTTTGTGTCGCTGGGGAGGTGCCAGAGCTGCACGGCCATCTCTTCGGGGAAATAGACATTTTGCACCCCATCGGGCATGAAGCCGTTGACCAGCCGCAGGTGCAAATCATGTTTAAGAGTACCCTCGCAAAGATTATGATCCTTGAAAATGACCAGTATGGCGTCGCCGTCGGGTATGCAATTAGTGTACTTGCCGCCGATGCGTGAGGCCACAAACTCGCGATGAGGCTTGACCCAATAGCGAAGCTCAAAGTCCACGCCGTCGGGGAGCTTTACGAGGGAGCCGGTACCGTCGCGGAAGCGTTCGCGGAGAATAAAATCGTCGCGGTAGTGAATATGTCTAATTTTGGACTGTGTCATGTCAGGCGGATATTACCTTTGCCGTCGAGGCGGAGGGCACCGGCAGCCGCGAGGCGCAGGCGCGGGGGCACCACTTCGATGCAAAGCGATTTATAAACCGATGTGTCAGCCGTGGCGACGGCGTGGACCGTGGAACGACCGAGAGCGACTGGGCGGACCATGCCGTCAGGCGTAACTTCGACCGCCTTGTGGTCGCTGATGAACAGGACAGAGCCGAGCCCGAAGCGGGGAAAGAGCGCCGCCTTGATTTTCTGGGGCACGGGGTTGGTGAGGGTAACGACCGCGGGGGCGGCGTTAATATCGACGCGCTCCGGAGCGTTGAGGTTTTGGGATGTGAGCTTAGCCACGAGCGCCTCAACGAGAGCGCGGGTCTGCTCTGACCGCTGAATTTCGGCGGCTGCTTTCGCGGCTGCGTCGTCGGCACCGGCGAGGCGGCTGTCAATGTCTGCCTGTATCTCCGGCACGTTGGTAGATAAGAACAGGCGCACAGCCTTGTTAATATCGCCGCAAGCGTCGATAAGGTCGCAAAAGAGCTGCCCCACATGCTGGGCCGATATGGTCTTAGCCTGGACAGCATCGCGGATAACTTCGGCGCGCGCCATGAGGTCGGCAGTGTCAAGCAGCTGCAAATTGTTTTCTGTGAGTTGGGCCATATTTGTGAGGGGTTAAGATTATGAAAAAACTTCGCTGAAAGGGTCGGAGAAAATGCGTGTGAGCTGCTGTTTGCTTTCCACCTTGACCGGCTGCCGGCGGTCGAGCAAGTCAAGCACTTCGTCCAACTTATCGACCACAAGGGCATCGTCGGCATGGTCGATCCAGGGGCGCGGGAGGGGCGGGCGTTTTGTGCCGGTCTGATAGAGCAGCTCCTTATATTCGCCGGGGTCTATGTCAGTGGCCGGGCAGATATGCCGAAGGGCGTAGGCCGAGCGGACGGCAGGGCTGACGACATCTTCCAGCTCATAAGTGAGGGTCTGCCCGTCGGCGAGCGTAGCGGTAACGGGCAGACCGTTGCGCTGCGCCAGGGCGAACACGCCGGCGGCGGAGCCCAGGGCAATGACAGCAATATCGAGGAGTGTCTGGCGGTCGTTAACTGTTATCTGCATAGCTTATGAAATTTGCACCACGCCGTCGGGCGACAGTGTGAGGTTAGAGACATCGAGCCCGCAGGCGCGGAGCATCTTTTTGGTATTGCCTGGCCAGAACGGGTCGGGTTCCCCGGCGAGCATAAGGGGAGCTTCAGCACCGAGGAGGGGGTGTTCCTTGAACTCGCCGCGACAGGAGCGCAACACCAGTTCGGCGATGAAGCCTGAGGCGTCGGCGACGACAGCGGCGGAGCGCTCCACGAGGAGGTCGCCGGTGTTAATATCAATCTGCAAACCGTTCATTGCTTTATTTTGGTGTTTTCGTAATCAGACTTATTAAATGCCTTAGCCGGCTGGGCTGTGCTTGTGGTGGGGCTGAGAACGCCCACGGGACCGGTGCCGACGGTGGCGGTGGTGTTATGGATATGGGCGTTATATTTCGTTATAAGGTCGTTGACCGTATCTTTAAGCTCATTGAGCTTGTCGGTGAGCTTTTGGATAACGACCAGGCCGTTGAGGTCGCCGCCGTTAAAAATGATGTTATCGCGGTTAATGTCGGCGGACATCTTTTCGGTTTTGATGCGGAGGCCGTCGGCGTCCATGACGGCGGAGGTGTCGCCGATCACAATTTCGGCAGACTCAATTTTTTCAGTGAGCAGCACCACGCCGGCGGCGCCGTCTGCGACAAAACCGACGACCACAAACGACCCTTTTTCCGGGAACAGGCAAAAGCCATAGTCAGCCTCCTGGTTAGCCTGGAGATTGACACCGAGCAGGGGCGCACCCTCATTTATGGGGGTGCAGTCAATGGTGCGGGCGGTTTTATCCACTTTGTCCACGGTGCACACCAGGGCGACCGTTTCGCCGTCGGGCTGTGCAAGCTGCCGGATAATGTTTCGTAAGTCTGACATAACTCTTATAAGTCTAATAAGTCCAATAATCAGGCGACGCGGAGGCCGAGGGTTATTTCCTGACGGAAGCCGCCGTCGCCGTATTTGATCACTACTTTTTTAACCTGGTACACGCCCATTTTTGTGCCGTCGATAATTAAGCCGATAGCGTCGAGAGGGTCCACGAGCTTATAACCGAAAGTGGTAAAAGAGCCGGTGAGCCCGTCGCGTTTGAGCCGTTTTATTTCCTGCTCCGCCCAGGCTTTCAACTCGCTTTCGGTTTTGTTGTAGGTGTGGAGGGTGCGGTGTTCGCCGTCGCTGTCGCCGACCTCAATCTTAATTTTCTTATTGTTTGGCAAGAGGCTGACCGCCTTAACGCGCAGGCGCATGTTTTCGGCTTTCTGCTGCTGGAGGCTCTGGTCCGAGATGATGTTAAGCCCGGTTTTGAACACTTGCGCGGGCGTGCTGTCGCGCTCAAAGAGCACGCCGCAGTAAAGCACCGGCTCGCCGTCCTCATATCGGAAAAACGAGCGGACGCCCTGTTCGGACAGTTTGCCGAGCAGGGAGGCCACGGTGTCGGCGGTAACGCGGTAGGCACCGAGGGACTGTTCGCCCATGATGTTGAGGCGGTGGGTAATTCCCTGGTCCTTGAGCAATGTTTCGAGGGTAACGGAGCGGTAAGCCTTTTTGACCGCCGGCATCTGTTTGAGCTTGAACATGTCGTCCTCGCATGTAATGACGACCGGCGTTTTGAAGCCGACATCACGCACCCAGCCGACAAAAGCCAGCTGGAGGTTGTCGTCGTAGCCCAGGGATATGCGCACGCTGTCGCCGCGATGCACCGGAATTTCAGCCGAGCCGTCCCACTTCATTTTTTTAGGCAGGGTTATTTTGGCTTCGGCGGTGAGCTTTTCGGTGTCGCGTGTAATCTCCACGGCAGTAACAAAGTCGAGCGACCAGGAGCGGTCGCCCTTAATCTCAACTTTGGCGCACAGTCTGAACATTGCTTAAACGGTGTTTAACGGGTGTTTAATAGTCGTATCTGTTTGGGGGCATAGAGCCGGAGCGCACGGGGTTGCGGGTGTCGGTGTTGCCGTCCGGGGAAATGTAAAGCGGGAGATCCGGGGAGGCTTTGGAGCTCTGGACATCGCGGAGCCATTTAACAGCGTCGTTATAGAGGCACTCGCGGCGCTCATGACCCATGTTCTGGGGCAGACGGTGGACCATAAGCCACAGGGAGATATTAACGGCAACCTGCACGAGCATGGCATTGCGGCACGAGCCGGAAGCGGCGAAAGCGCGGTCAATGTCGTAGCGGCTGCGGAGGTAGGAGGAAATCTGCTCCAGTGCTGCGGCTTCGGCGACTTCGCGCGTTTCGGGGCTTTGGGTTATCTGTTCAAACTCATAGTCGTCGCAGACAGAGCGGTAATCTTCAACGGTCAGGAACATGTGCGCGAGGGTTTGGGGGAGGCTTCATAAATGGCAATCTGGCGAGCCTTTTCGGCGGTCAGACCGGGGAAACGCTTTTGCCGGATCAGTTGCTTCACGCCCTGCATGGAAACGCAGACGGGGCGGCCCTGATACACGAGCACCAGGAACTTTTTGCGGTAGAGGTCAGCGGAGCGGCGGGCTTCGCTGATCGCACGTTTTTTGCGCCAGTCGAATATGAGGGCGCGGAGATAGTCGAGAATTACCATAATATATTTTTAGCT